TTTTGGTATACCCATCAAACCATGCCTGATGGTCATATCTGGTGTGTCACCAAGTCTATGGTCGATAAGGCAGTTGCTGATGTTAAGGCTAAGTATGGCAATAAGAAAAGACATCGCCAATGAAAAAACAAAAACAAATTAATTGGTCTAAAGAAATTGATAAGGCTAGAAGACAACTTAATTCAAACAAAAAGGCTATTGATGCTACTGTGATGGGTACTCCTGCTTTTTGGTCTAGACCAGATTACGATAAGCCTTTAATTGCCCCTGATCCTTCTGCACCTGATACTAAAGTTGTTGGACGCAGGCTAAACAAAAAACAGCGAAGAGCACACAATAAGGTCTTTGTCCCACAACAAAAAGCAAAATCTAAACGAGACAGTGAGACTGGTGGAATTCCTGTGGTTAAGAAATGAAAAAATGCGATCATACTTGGTATATGCGAGAGCCAGGAATTCAGTGTACAAAATGTTTAATTATTTGGGAGAGTGATGAGGATAATAATCTGTCCGATTTGTAAAAAACAGTGGGATCTTAGATGGGGTATATTTGGACACGATTCCCTTGCTAGGCATATGAAGGCTACTCACCAATAGTGCCCTTGTAGGGCATAGGAAGGTTTATTACTTCTATTTTGCGCCGAACTTTAATACATAAAAAAGCGCCTAATAAAAAACTATACGAACTATTTAGTTAAAATTTATTTCTTCGCCGTCACGAAATGTTGCAAGACCTCGACGCATTCTTGGAAATGCTAACTTTAATGCTGCTATCGCTATGTCTTTTTCTTCTCTGGTAACTGCATTTTTACGAAGTTCGTTAGCAGCGAATTGCTCTGGGTTTAGGTCTGGTTGTGCCGCATTAAATGCTAACTTCAATGCTGCCCTTGCAACCAATTTTTCTTCTTCTGTAACTGCTTTTTCTAGTAATTCATATGCAGCAGTTTGCTGTTCGTTGTGAGTTGTCATGATACTATTATAGCACAATATTTGACAACATTTTTTCTAGGTGGTATGATAGATATATGACATGTACAAAGTATGGGTGCGACTATCAATTAGACCTTGATGGCCAGGTAACCTGTGCTGTTTGTGGGGCTATGGATGATGACGCATCAACCCCAATAACATTAGCCATGTTTGAGGCTCAGGTTGACTTTGAGTAATGACTCTGATATAATAGTATAATGCTAACAATAACTTTAATATTACTTACTTGGTATGCCACCAAATATTACTACACGAGAAACCTTAAACTCTTAATGCCTGCTTCAGATCCTAACATGGTTAATGCCACTTGTTCAAAGTGTTCTCAAACCATATATACTCATATAGAGAACCTTCGTGTTCCATATTACTGCTTGGCTTGTAAGTAATGCCTATTGTACTATGTTTTGACTGTGGAGGAACTTTTGAAGTATCCTATGAAACTGCAAACCCCACTAAGCAATGTTCAAAATGTAAAACAATCAATACTTAAGGGATAGTGTATAATGGCTATATGCCAAATATATTTAATAAAATAAGTAAAGAATATTCCATAGTAACACTTCCTAGAGTCGGATCTAACTACCTTCAAGATAGAATTGTTCAGCATACTGGAGTATATATAAAAAGATCTCATACTCTTATGAATAATAAAATGATAACCATAGTTAGGGATCCAGTCGATATCATTACATCAAAATTAGCAATGACTGCTTTTTATGACAAAGATAATAAAACTATTAATCATATTAGAAACAATAAAGAAAATACAGAAGATTTAAATCTTTATATAGACAGTTTAAATAAAGCAGATATTGATAAAAACCTTTATATTTTTATAAATTATGAAGATTTAATAAAATATCCTTTTGATACTGTTAAAACTTTATCAAATATTATAAATTTACCAATAACAAACAAAAACTATAAAGAAGGAATGATTTCAGACACTAAAGAAGATAGTCATCTATTGTCTAGTAAAAAGGTGGAAGACTACAAAGAAATAAGATCATATGTAGAAAGTTTAGATTTATCTAATTTTTATCAATTTTACAATAAAGCCCTTGATAAATGCATAAATATCCTATAACTTTGGCGATAAACTATAGTGTATAATGGTTATATGCCATATGTCGTTAATAATATCCCAGTTGGTCATGATCCAAGAGAGATTGACAGAAAGAACTCTTATAATGAGTTCTTTGAAAAAGTTGGTAATTCATCAAAAAATATTAAACTAATACCAAATTTTTTATCTAATGATGAAATTAAATATCTATTAGAAAATGTTGATGAAAATAGAAAAGTTAGTTTTGAGTCACAAAAAGATGATTCTGATAACGCTGTAAATTGGATGCATATTTATACTGGAATAGAAGACAGGTTTGATATTAAAGGCAGAATTGGATCTGAAATAGTAAAAGCATATAAATTTAATCGTATAAAACCAAAAGAGCCTCAACTTAGTGTTGCTAAATGGGAAAAAGGAACTAAATTAACCCTTCATGTAGATGATTTAGGATATGTTACAGATAACCACATACCTACCCTTGTTTATTTAAATGATGATTACGAAGGTGGAGAAATTAGTTTTGCTACCCACGATATTACTATAAAGCCTAAAATAGGAGATCTTTTGATATTCCCTGGAAATATGCACTATGCACACGAAGTCAAAGAGGTTCTTTCTGGAACAAGATATACACTCCCTATTTGGTTTACGATAGTTTAAAAATGACAGAAAACATTAAAAAAAGAAAACTATTAGATGGTTCTGAAGTAAATGATTACGATCACCCTATTGATTTAATATTGCATACGAAAGCACCAGGAAAATGGAAACTTATTGATCTTGAAACAGGACAAGAATATCTTGGATCAGAAATATCTCATGAAACATTTGGAGAAATTTTAAGAAATAAAGTAGCACAATCCAAGATAGGTTCTTGGTTTAAAACAAAAGGAAGAGTAATAAAAAATGGATAACAAAAACAAGCCCATAACATTTCACTGGATGTGGAGAAGACACTGGCAGATAAACGATAGTATTGAGAATCTAGATCTTAATGGTATTCTTCGTATGGCACAAGAGTTAGATGGTGCAAATGTTAAATCTGTTTTGCTACCCTATGGTCCAGGTGGAATAGACTTTTCTTTGGTTATACAAGAAGCCTTACAAAAAACAAATAACTTAATCATGACAATTGCTTTGCCAGCATACGGAACAAGCCCTGATTATGCTGCTAAGATTTGTGAGACACTAAATCGTTTTGCTCCTGGAAGAATTGGAGTCAACCTTGTTGCTGGAAGATGGGGTGACGAAGGTAATGGTTCCGCTGAAAAGATAGTTTTGGATCATTATATGCACGACTCATCACTTATAGATACACTCGAAAAAAGAGTAGCAATATCTGAAGTTTGGATGGATAAAGTTATGGATTTAATGAAAACTCATCAACATAAAACCCATATGGCAGTTGTTGGATCTTCAGACACAACAATTAGAATAGCAAACAAACATTGTGAATATATTTATGTAGATGATAATTTATTATTTAAAGATCAATTTAAAAAGATTGATCTTGATAAGGTCAAGCCAATAGTTATTATTGATCCACTTATTACTACCCATCCAGACGATGAAAAGTATGTTAAATATGACAAAAATGCACCAGTAAGACAGCAGCATCATCATGTAAAAGGAAAATTAGTTGATGTTGTTGCACAAATAAGAAATCTCTCTCAGCAGTTTGGCATTTATGATTTTATGATTCATACTGATCAAGAAGATATTAGCGGATTGTTGGATATGGTAAAAAACTTTAATGATATTGTAGTGCCTGAAGGAAATGTGATAGGATACTCTGATTTAACAGTAAAAAACTTTGATAATATTGGAAGCGATCCTAGCAACATAAAAGTATTTAGTAATTGTCTAAGCAAAGAAGAGTGTGACCATATCATCGGACTTATAGATAGTACAGAGACAAGTAATAATCGTCCTTTGCAACCAGACAGTTCTGGGAATCCTACACTATCTTTACTATATTACGATTCACTTGACTATTCAAAAAAATATATACCTGGTATTCAGTCTGTTTTAGAAAAAGAATTTGGTGTAAAACTAAAGCCAAGAAATTCTCGTTTTGCTCAATGGGTTCACAATAACAGTAAAACAATACCAATAGATGATATGGGCCATAAAGACTCAAATCATTTAGCAGCATGGGTTTATCTAAATGATGACTATGTGGGTGGAAGATTGTCATTTTTTAATCAAGGGATAACGCTTAAGCCAAAGGCTGGTGATCTAGTTATATACCCTGGTAATCCTTACTATTGGTATAATGTAGGACCAGCAAATGGTTCAAGGTATATTATGCCAATATGGTTTGATTTTGTTTAATGGTATAATTATTATATGAAAAAATCTAAATGTTTCTTTTGTGAAAAAGATGCAACCCATTATGATGTTGTCGTAAATAACTCCGAATACATTGTTGCAGATGTGTGTTTTGTTCATCTATCAATGGCCCTGACATCATGAAAGAATTGCCTTATCTTTTAACATTTCCTAGAAGTGGTTCTCATTATTTTGACGAAATCATTTATAAAAAGATAGGAATTCATATTGAAAAATCTCACTCCGTATTTGAACTTTTTGATGAAAACAATAAGAAAAAAAGAAAAATAATTACAATAGTTAGAAACCCAGTAGACGCTCTTGTATCGTACAGAGCAAGCCAACTAAGAAACTTTACGCCCTCACCAAATGATCACAAGAGCACAACTGGTGCAGCAATGTCAGAATATATACTTCTCAATAATTTTTTGTATGAGTATGCAGACTATATTATAGACTTTAATGATCTTGTAACATATCCCGAGTCTATGGCTAAAAGAATTATAAGCCTTTTAGAAATAAACGAAGAAGACTATAACTATTTTGACAGAGGCGAGCATGTGTATGCAAAAGAATATCTTCCATCAAGTAAGGTTTTGCCATGCTATAGCAAAAACCTTTTAGATGGTTTTGATCTTGGTTTATGTAATTTTTATTACAAAAAAGTTTTAGAAAAAAAGATTGTGTTATAATTAATTATGACAACCCTTACACGAAATATTTTAAATTTTTATAAAGAAGATGAATCAAATACTTTATATTTAAAAAAACTGTTTACAAACACAGACAACTTAGGCTATTATCATCCATTTGCACAAAATGCTATTGACTCCAAATGGAATGGAAAAGATGTTTATATTGGAACAATTGATGAAATAAATACGTATAGCATTAATGAATTTGGTTTTCGTGGAGAGGCTTACAAAGATTCTGAAGTAATTGTATCTGGTTGTTCTATAACTTTTGGTATAGGTGTACCAGAATCAGGAAGATGGGGCAATCTTTTAAGTAATAAAATTAATAAAAATATTATGAATTTAGGAAGTCCTGGTGCTTCTGTAGAAAGTATGTCTACTAACATTATTCAATACTGTTTAAACAATAAAATGCCAAAAGAAATTTTTTGTTTATTTCCAGATTTTTTTAGAAAAATGGTTGTAGCAGATAAAGAATTCTACAAAACAAAAGGAAATAAATGGGCAGAAGAACTAAGTAATTTATCATATACTTATTCTAATCCAAAAGTTAGCGTTGTAGATAGCGACTCTCTTTTTATGCAAATTGAAGATAAAAAATATATAGAAGACTCAGTTTCTCCACATCAACTAATTTTAAACTCTGTAAACGCAATTTATGTTTTAGAGTCATTTTGTTTATCAAATAATATAAAGTTAAACTGGACAACATGGGATTTAGCAACTGCTTTGATTATGGAAAACTTAGTCGAACTTAAAGACTTTAAATTAAAAAAATATACAGCATTTTTTCCACCCAAAACAAAAACTCAAGTGAATACTCTTATATCAAATTCTTGTAAATCAGATCACAACTCTGAATTTAAAGATAATGTTTGTTGGTATGTTGGATCTGATTACTCAATAGTTAACAGCAAAAAGGTAACCACTACTGCTCATCCAGGAATTCACTTTCATGAGCATATTTCAGATTTTTTTTATAATTTATCAAAACAAAGCAATGAAGAACATAACAAAGATTGAAAAAACCAAGATTCTTCCATTACGATGGATAGGAAATTTTCTTGGTGAATACGCTGGGAATCATTTAGTTAAGGCTATTGATTTAGATGAGTCTTTAGATAGTAATTTAGGATTTAAGTTTAAGTACCATGCAAAATGCTGGAAGTATCTTAATAAACCTTATACATGGTGGGGCACATACTACGAACTTGATACTAAAGGAATGATAGATGACCTAGATGGTGCAGGTTGGGACGATTATGATGAGTTTGGTAAGGCGTACTGGGATAAAGATTAAGCAATACTGCCAGAACCAGTTACTGATCCAGCGCCATCTATACCTTTAGGCATAGTGTATATTTCCCAGTTGTTTGTATACCCTGGAGCATATCCTGGGTTTCCACCATTTGTGACTCTGATGTAGTATGCTCCGTTAATTCCGTATGGATTTCCGTCTGTAAGAACTACTGCTCCAAGTGCATAAGACACACCGTTGTTATAAAGACCTTGATAGTTTGGTGGAAATGCCATTATGCACTCCAATTAATCGTGAAGCCATCATACAGTAGGACATTGTTTCCTGTTAATGACCAGTTTGACTGCCATTCTGGGAATGAAAGATCTGTACCAGCAACCATTCCGTAGTTGTTTGCGCCTGGGATTAAAGAAGTACCTGAATTAATAACCTGGAATTGCATTCCGTTAAAAGCCAAACCTGCGTTAGTCAAACCAGAAATTGTAATTATCGTGTTTTCTCCAGTAGGCATGTGATTCATTATATAAGAAGGGGCTGAAAAACTTTGCCAACTAAGGACTACTCCATCAAATATTGCATCTTGATTGTTTGCGGTAAAGTTAAATGAATATGCTTGTAGCGCATTGCCCATAATGTTACCTGAGCCTGTTACTGTGCCTGAACCTGAAAATCTTTTGCTTGCTGGGGCTACCATAAGATTATTATATCACCTGTTTTGACATTCAATCGGTATTGGTGTATACTTAAAGTATGAGTATAGATGAAATGACATTACGAGAAGAGATTGCAAGGGCTATAGAAGCCTTGCCTATTGAGGCGTCAGTAACAAATGCTTTGGGCATGCGTCTTGAGGCTGCAAAGGTTGCAAGAGGAGAAAATAATTATATGACCGAATTTTTTGATAGACAGGGGGCTTACGAATGATTAGTGCATTATTTTTAATACCAGCAGTTATCATAGGATATATTTCTTGCTACATTATAATGACATATGGGATTGATCAAAATTAAGCCTGTAGCATACATATTTGATGTCGATGGAACCCTAGCCAATGTAGATCCATACTTACACCTAGTTCGTGGCTCTAATAGGGACTACGACGCCTTTCACAAGGCTTCTATCGGTGCCCTGCCAAACATAAAGGTAGTTGAAATGTTAAATAATGCAGTTGCAGATAAATTTGCGGTTCTTATTGTTACGTCCCGTAAAGAAAAATATCGTGGACTAACATCTTTATGGCTTGAAAAAAACAATCTAAGATCGCATGCTCTTTTTATGAGAGCAGATGATGATAACAGACCAGACTATGAGGCTAAGAAAGATATGCTTGATAAGATTACGGAGCATTGGGATGTTTTTCACGCTGTAGACGACAACCCAAATGTAATCAGGCTATGGGAAGATAACGGTATTCCCACTACCAAAATTGGTGACTGGGATGGAAACAAATCTTGACATGTACACCTGAATATGATATGATTAGTTTATGAGCAAACGAGTTAAGAAAATTTACAAGTGCATTGAATGTGATACTATGATTACTATTGTAACAAAGGTTCATGAACTTCCAGAGTCAATTATCTGTCCTTGCGACAGCGTAGCAGAAAGCCAGTGATCTAATGAAAAAATCTAATAACAAAGTTTCTCAGCATAAGATTAAAAGAGCAAACAAAAATAAAAAAAGAATCAAAGCAAAACCATCTTTATCTAAATTTGAAAGACAGCAGGCTGCTTTAAGATCAAAAATTATTGGTCAGTCTATGTTTGAAGCATCTCAAAATATTTAGGAGATATATAATTGGTAGATCAAGAAGAGTTAAACAACTTATCAAAAGAATTAAAGAGTCACATTATTAAAGAACATATGAAAACATACTACTATTCTACTGTTGGAATTTTATGTTTTTTGCTTGGCATATTCTTTGGCTTACTTATTAAATAAGGTCTAGCACCAGTAGCCAAGTTGGTTAAGGCACCGAACTCATAATTCGGCTATCGTAGGTTCAAGTCCTGCCTGGTGTACAATGCGGATGTTGCATATTGGTAGTGCCTCTGCCTTCCAAGCAGAAGGGGTGAGTTCGATTCTCATCATCCGCTCCAAGTCTCCATGGTCTAGTGGCCTAGGACTCCACCCTTTCACGGTGGCAACACGGGTTCGAATCCCGTTGGAGATACACAAATTGTGTTAGTGTATAATTATTATATGATAAATAAAGTTGTACCTCACTTACTTACATATCCTAGAAGTGGTATGCATTTTTTTGATGATAATCTTTATGAAATAGAAAAAATTCATTTTACTCAATCACATTTTTTGGAACAACTGTTTGATAAAAACAAAAATAAACAACGAATAATAATAACAATAGCAAGAGATCCAATTAACAGCATTACTTCTTATCTAGCGCAACTTGGTTATAATTATCCAAACGATAATAAAAATATTTTAATTAGAGAAAAAATAACAGAGTATGTGCTAATGTATGCTTTCTTATGTGAACATGCAGACTATGTCATAGATTTTAATGATCTTATAAAATATCCAGAAACTGTAATTAAAAAAATATTACAGTTATTAAAGATAGATAAAAACAAATATATTTATTTTAATAGTGAGATTGTTCCTAGAAATAAACACTTTTTAGAATCAAGCAAGTCTTCACCAAACTATAAAGAAGATATATTAGATGGTTTTGATCTTGACTTATGTTATTATTACTACAACAAACTTTTAGAAAAGAAAATTATAATTTAGTCTTATTTGTAACTTTACAAAACTGTTGAATTAATGTATAATAGAAATATGGCTACGAGCCTACACAAACCTCTGTAGTTCAGTGGACAGAACGATGGACTTCTAAGCCATGCGTCGCAAGTTCGATTCTTGCCAGGGGTGCTATAATATAAATTATGGATAAAGTAACATGCAATGAATTGTGGAGGGAATGGATGCTTGCTGATCCTGACAACGAATTGGTCTTGTCCGCTAAAGAAAAAATTTCTACCTATTCCAAAGAAGATTGGAAGAATATGTCTGCTGAGGCAACACACTTAATTAATGAACTGGGCAAATTAGTAATAAATAATGTACCAGTTAAAAGCAAACTTGCGGAAGATGGGTTTGATAATTTGATTAAGCACTTTGATGATTGGTTTTTTACAATAAATCAAATCTATGCTAAAAAATTTGCTTTTACTTCTTTTACCCAACCAAAATGGATTGCATTCTTTGATGGATTTGAACCTGGACTAGCAAAGTATATAAGTCGTCTTTGTTTTTACTATTCACAAAAACTCACAAACTAAAACTATTTTATAGGATGTTTTGCTTTGTATGGACCTAAATCTGCTTTAATAGTTCCATCTTTTCTTAGTCTAACAATTCTTCCATTTTTAATCTGTGTTGGATTAAATGCTGTTGCTTTTTTCTTTGGCATTATCTAAATAACCTATCTGTTCTTGTTTGCTTTGTATAATCTTTTGCTGCAAATAGTATTGATTCTGTTTTTGTTACTGGAACACAGTTAGGAACTGGTTTTCCATCTGCTCCTGGTTTCATACCACGCATTACATAGCCTTCCCAGCATGGATCAGCCTTACCAATTGAAGAGTCGTACATCGCCATTTGTGTTTCAGAATCTATGGCACCATTATTACACACTGGGCAATTATCACAATTAACATTAAGTTGTTTACATGTTTCACAGTCACAACCTTGGTAAGTATTAGTTGGCATTATTGGGTTTTCTGGCATTGGTGCATCTGATTTTATTTCTGACATTCCTTCTTCATCTGGTATTGGATTTGCACACACTGGACAATCTGGGCAATCTACATTCATC